TTAATTGCGGCCATAGTCCCGCGTTGCGCTTCAGGCAGTGAACGCTCAAAAGCTGCATCTAATTCGTTGCGGAGTTGTTTTAAGACTGTGGCTTCATGAGGCTTGGCTGATTGCGACGCTTGCGTTAATAAGCTGCGGCTCTTTTGATAAACTTTTCCGTCGATTTGTCCAAGTATGCCGAGTTCTGGTATTCCAGCGCCCTGTAAGTCGCGCACTACTTTTTTTACAAGTGAACTTGCGTCAACACCCAAAACGCCGTTGCTCGCCTCTTGATAAGCTCTTGCTGCGCCGCTAAGTAATTCATCATCAACATTCATCACGTTTTTAGAAGCCAGTGCGGTATACTCATCACCAAATTTCTTGCTTGCTGCCGCGATAACTTCACGGCTAGCGTTACTAGCATCAATGCCAGCTTCTTTTAGCGCTGCTTTGGTAAACGCCTCACGTTGTTTTTCGTAAATCTTGCCTTGCGCGTTGGATGTCATGGGCAAGGTCGAAAACGTAGCCTCCAGTGCAGCTAGTGCCTTGCTTCCCGTTTTCTGAGCCGCAGATAATGGCACGCCAGCTTCCTCAAGTTTACGGATGCCAGCTTTACCAACCTCAGTTAATTGATTGCCGATTGGTTTAGCGACTTTTGATATAACTTTGCCTGCGCCGTAGCCTAGACCTGATGCCGCCACACCACTTACAGCACCAATCGCATTATCAGTTAGGCCAGAGTCAGCGCGTCCAGTTGGGGCGGTAGCACCCATTGCAGCGCCTTGGGCTAAAAACTTGGGTAAAGTAGCGCCAGGTAAAAATGTAAGAGGGTCGCCCAAAAATTCAGCAACACCGCCCTTTAGTCCCGTACCTGTACCCTCACGCGCATAACGCTGGCCAAGGTCGCCAACTAATTCTTTTGCGCCAGAAACGTCAGCGCCCAAGGAATTCGCAACATTAAGCCCAAGCTCAGCAATACCAAGGGCGCGCTTTTTTGCACCAAGTTTCATGCCGCCAACAAATGATTGCTCAGGAGCCGCTGCTACAGCGGGGCTCTCGGCAAATGGGTCGTAATCCACTGGTGTTAGCTTCGCCATTATTCACCTACTAGCAAGTATTTGCCTGCGCGGTTAGGGTCGGGTTTGTAATACTTGCCATCTGGTGCTAAACGCGCTCCAGGGACAGGAGGCCTTACCATGCTAGTATTACCAGAAACCGCGTTTTGATATTGCTTGCCGCTGGCAATTTCAGAAGCTCTGCCCTTTGCTTTAGCAAGCAGCTTTGTAATCCCAGATTCAGCATCACGGATAATTAACGCTTGCTCTTGGGGTGTGTAGGATGCTAACGCGCCAAGATTCTCCAAAGCGGTACGCTCACCATTAGAAATAGCGCCAGGGAAGGTTGCTTTTAGCTGCTTGAATTGGCCTGTTTTCACCAGATTCTGATAAGCCTGCGTATTAGAGGCTTTTTCATCGTTAATTAGTGAACCTAAAACGGGAACGCGATTAGCCGCCGCAAAAGATTCTGCGCCCAATCCGCTAAACATAGGCTTGTTTTGATAAGCCTTCATCTGCTTAAACGCATCTTGTGAGGATTCTAAACTTGCAATGGTTTGCTGTTGTTCATCAAATGCTTTTTGTTCAGTTGCCGATAGCTTGGGGAGAGGCGTTATCACCTCACCAGTCAACTCATCAACATAAGGCGCACCACCTAGCCCACGCATTTGTTGCAACTTAATCTTTCCAGCTAATTCTTGGTTCGCCATGCTTTGCTTGAATTGAGCATCACGTTGCCACTCTGCATCCTTACGAGCGCTTTCCTGCTCAAACATAGCCTGCCGCATAGCCGCCTCACGCTGAGGAGCCATTAGCTTAGCCATCTGCAAAGCCTGAGCCAAGCCCTTTTGCTCAGCCTCCCCACGGTAATCCGCAAAGCTCTTGAAGTTACCTATAATGCGAGCGTCACCCACCTTATACCGCCATTCCTAGCTTACGAAGTTGCTCTAACGTCAAGTTGCCGCCGTAGTCACCAACCTGTGTCCCCAAGGCGTTGCTAAGGGACTGCGAGAGGTTCTGAGCGCCTGCACCTGTAGCTTGCGCCCTAATGTCACCAGAGTTTCCAATAAGCGCATTTTGCCCTTGGGTTTTCTGCAACCAGCGTTGGTAGTACGATTGGAACGCATTGTTAGCGTAATCCTGATTGTACTGCGTTGCGGCTTTAATCGCACGACCCGAACCCAAGGCACCTGATGCAGCAAGCTGCTTGTTCAATCCCTCTTGGCCTTGCTCAAGGTTGAATTGATAGCCGGGGTCACTCGTAATGCCAGATGGGTCAAAACTATCTAAATTAGCAAGCTGTTGGTTATTAGCGCCTAGAAGTTGCTTTTGTTGCTTTTTGATAGCTGCATCTTGGTTTAATCCACCAAATACATTTGCAGCGGTGTTTACAAAGCTAGAGCCACCACCCGTTGCGCTACTCAAGGCACCGCCGAGGCCGCCAGTTTTACCTAACGCGCCAGCACCGGGCTGTAATGGGCCTTGAATAGGAGAGCCGCCCACAGCGCCGCTAATACCGTTATAAATATCGCTCACGCCACGGCCTAGAACTGTATCTGAAATCCCAGTCTTAAGGCTATCAATACCACGCCCCAAAACAGTATCGCCCAAACCACCAGCGCCCGCATAGCCCGTTGCAGCGCCAAGCAAAGCGCTCTTTAACCCACCGCCACCAAGCAAGCCAGCGCCAGCGCCTATTCCCGCAGCAGCGAGAGGTTGTAAGCCGGGAATAAACGCCGCAGCGATGGGAGCCGCTTTACTTAAAAACTTGCCGATGCTCTTAAAGAACCCAAACTCAGGGTAGCCCGTTTCTGGGTTGATTTTGTTCGCAGGGTCACCCACGGTGAACTCATTAAGCGAAGCACCATTTTGCTGGAATAGCGCCTCCAGCATTTGCATCACATCAGGGTCACTCAAGAACTCACGAGGGATAACCACCTCGCCCAAGCTCATGTGCGCCATGACGGTATCTGTTCCACGTCCAGCTTCTTCTGGTGCTAAAATTTCTTGTTCCATATTAAGTGACCTCTACGATTCCAATGATAGTTATGGGCGTTGTGATTACCGACCAAGCGGCTGTGTAAATTCTTTTGTCCGATGCGGTTGACCCAGCCACCGCTGCTGTAAATCCACTGCAAGTAATGTTTGCGCCGTTGGCAAGCATGTTAAGCGGGAAGTTGTTGCAGTAAGTAACTCCAGCCGTTGCGCTTGTGTCCGTCGCGGGGGTGATAACAATTCGATAGTAAACGAGCTTCTTGCTGATGCGGTAATATACGCCTGTTTTAGTCGCAGTTCCCGTTTCAGTTAATCCTGTGAATGTTGGCGTCCACGTTGTTCCTGCATCCCCGTCTGACGCTTGGTCAGCCCACACAAGCCAAGGCAAAGCCATAAACTTATTATCATCAATGAGCGGCTCTGTTTTGGGAGGTAATAGTGGGAGCGTCATGACAGATAGCTTCCTGTAATGGCTACTTTAGTAGGGTCGCTGTAAGTCAGTTCAAATGTGCATTGTTGATTAATGCCTAGCCGACGCCATTTTACTTGCGTATCGAATTGGCCTACTTTCCCCACCGAAGTGTTAAAAAAGCTAGACCATGTTCGCGCGCCATCTTTGCTAATTCTCAAAGACGCCTGTGGTGCTGTTGTGGCGGTTTGTAAGCCTACGCCAGTTTCAAAGCCCACCTCTAGCGTATTGTAGCGAATTAGCTTCAATTCGTCAAGCAAGTGTGTGTAGATTCTTTTGCGCTGTATAGGGCTTCCGTTGTCCGTAAATACATCAAGCGAAAGCTCGTAAATACTCCCATCCCTGCGGCTTCCCACCAATATCTTGTTAAACGCATTAATGCAGCAATTCCCTAAATGCTGCTCATAAGCGCCCACGGTGTTAAGGAAAGCCCGCTCATGCCACAATCCAGTGGAAAGGTCATACACCAGCGAAGTTTCCAAGGATGACCCAGTAATGACAAGGAATACATGCCCCTCCTGTTGGTATGTCCACGAAACAAATAGCTCTGGGTTAGGGTCTGCCTGCAAGATTCTCTCAATAGCATCCGTTGAAATCCGAGTAGGAGTGAAGCCTTGCGCCTTATAAACAATCCCGCCACCCTGTGAGTTGCTACCAATCCAATAAATCGAAGTGTCAATCGCAATAACCGAAAAGGGCGATTTTGTGCCTACAGGGGTAGCACCTGAAATGCGCGAGAACGGAAATAAACTATCCCCCGTGTTGCGCCAGATTTCTAGGGTGTTCTCACCTAAAAGCCCAAGCTGACCCACAAAGTTCACCGCCCTAACAAGATTGTCAGGTGAAGATTCAGCCGTGGCAAAATCTAAGGCGCTCCAGCTTGTGCCATCGTTAATTGCTGAAATAAAGAACTTACCTGTATTTTTTTGGTTGACAATAAAATAACCGTCAAGAAAATCTATAGCCCCTGCTGGACTTGGGAAGTCTAAATCAGTAATTTGTGCAAATACGTTCGTGGCATAAGTTAGGATGTAACCGTAAGTTCCATCACAAACGCCTAATTGAGTCCCGTTATCTGCGAAGGTAACCGTTCCCGATGATGTAAGCAGCGTCCCGCGTGAGGTAGCCGTTCCAGAACTAGAAACCTCGTAAATCTCATTATTTGCAACAAAAAACGCCCGCCCATTAGCAGATGCCTTGCCACCACGGACGGGGCCAACACCACATGTTGAGAATAGAGAAAGCCCTGGGGTGCCAAGCAACGAGGAAACTTCCGCGCCTTGTTTATCGGCCAGCGGGAATAGGTTGACCATTCGCTGAGCATCGAAGGGTAACGAGCGTTGCTGATAAGACGAACCAACCAAACCAATTTTGGCCATGGCTAGAACCTCCAGCCGCTTAGGATATTCCTGATTGCGAAGTTTTGAGGGAAGGCGTCCATAGTGCGAACTTGAGCAACCTTGGTACGAATAGCGCCTAAAGCATCGGCTGCAATCTTCACCACGCTAGGGTCAGGCTGTTGGTTGTACTCAGGTGCTAATTCCATGGCGAGGTTGTAAATCAGCGCACGTTCCCATCCGTCAGGCAGGCTCATAACTGTATCAAGCGTGGCAAAGCCTGTGACAGCTTTCTCACTCAGGATATACAGTGTTTGCGATGTGTCGATGGGGTAAAGTCGAAT